GGAGCAGCACAAGAAATGGTATGACAGACGAGAAGGTGGTATCCATGCAAACCTGCGCTATGCAAACCTGCGCTATGCAAACCTAAGCGATGCAGACCTAAGCGATAAGGAGGAATAAAATGACAAAGAAACAATTGCGTGAATTGATTTATGAACTTGAAATCAAGAAAGAAAAATACGAAGAATCCGCTAGACAACTTCGCGAGGAACAAAATGAAGCGGAAGGCGCGGCGGGAGAGCTACAATTAATCATTTGGAAATTGGAAAAGTTTAAATGACCAAAATCTTTTTAGGACGCGATCCTACAGTTGCCGGAAAATGGCAGGAGTGGGAAGCGCAAGCTTATGTAATACAAGAACTTCGCCGCGAAGGTATCATGATTGAAGGGGATCAAAATCAAGGGAAGCGCAGCTTTGCAGCAGCCGCCAGAGCCAAGGCAGCGGGTATGAAAGCCGGAAGTCCAGACCTACGAATTTTCCTTTATTATCAAAAGCTTATCCTTATAGAAGTCAAGATTGGTACAGGCAAAAGCGACAAGCGTAGCCAAGAGCAAAAAGACTGGCACAAAGAAGCGGAAGAACGAGGGTTTATTGTCCACACTGTTTACTGTAAAACCCCAATGGAACTGTTGATAAAAATACGCAAGATAATTGCTGACGCTTTGTGATATAATAAATCTGAGGTGCTTCATGAAAGATTTCGTTTCTGTAATTTTCTTGATTTTCATTTTGCTTTATGTTGGATGGTCAGTCAAATGGATGATTGACGGAGCGTCTGAAATTTATGGAGTATTTTTACAATGAGTCATTTGCGCCACATTATCCTTGTCGGCACAGCACTAGCGTTTTTCTATATTGGCCAATTGTATTATCGCTCACAAGTAATGCAGAATTGCTTAGCGTCAGACGTGAATAAAGTAATATGCAGCAATTATATTAAAATTATCGATAACAAAGAATGGCTTTTAATAGGTAAATAAATGTCTCTAAAAGATGCTTTAGATTATGCAGCATATGGTTGGGCAGTATTCCCATTATTGCCTAACTCTAAAATACCCGCCACACAAAACGGGTTTCATGACGCTTCTAAGGAACCGGAAGCAATCAAAACTTTGTGGAATAATCGCACCAATTATAACCTTGGCATTGCTACTGGCGAGGTTTCCGGGTTTTGGGTGTTGGATATTGACGCAGAAAAAGGCGGCTTTAAATGGTTAGAAGAATACGAAAACAAATACGGATCACTTCCTGAAACCCTGACCACAAATACAGGCGGTGGCGGCAAACACTATCTATTCAAAATTCCGCGTGATGTGAAGATAGGATGTACTTCTGATAAGATTGCCAAAGGCGTTGACACTCGCGGCAATGGTGGCTACATTGTCGCCCCGCCATCGCGTCATGAAAACGGAAATCTCTATGATTGGGCAAACTCTAATGATATTGTAGATGCACCTCGTCCATTACTAACAATTATAAGCAATCTTCGGACAACTCCAAAAACTAAAATCATTCCCGCCGCGCCAATTGACACTGACTGGACAACCGAAGATGTCCTTTCCATGCTGGATTTCGTTGATCCAGACGAACGTGAAACATGGATTAAAGTTGGCATGGCACTTAAAGAAGGCGGCTGGCCGCTTTCTATTTGGGATACTTGGTCACGCGGAAGCCATAAGTATAAACAAGGTGAACCAGCAAGAAAATGGAGTGGGTTTAAAGACGGCGCAGGCATTAGTTTCGGAACACTTGTGCATACGGCTCAGGAAAATGGATGGGAACCAAAAGAAAAGCCCCACATGGCGCTCGACATATCCAATGTCAACGGCGTTGATCTCAGTGAATTTAAAAACAACCTTGTTAAAAAAACAGAGGTTTCCATTGTAACAAAAAACGAGATTGAAATAAGCGGCCTTATTAGCGATACCGTAGCATGGATTAACAGTTGTTTTAGTAAACCGCAGCCGGAACTTGCAGCCATTCACACTATCGGTGCATTAGGAGCCATCTTCGGGCGCAGATACTCGCTGCAAAGGCTCAACACCAGAACCAACATGTATATAGTAGGCATTGCGGAGCCGGGGCAAGGTAAGGAAAACAGTCGCATCTGCTTGTCTAAACTCATGCGTGCCGCCGGATTGGAATCGTTTTGGGGGCCGGAGGTTATTAAATCAGGTGCGGCACTCATGGCAGAACTGAAGATGCAGCCTGCCTTTATTGCCAACATTGACGAATTCGGCGCTTTCATGGAAATGATTGGCGATGATAAAGCTAATTCATACATGAAAGAAATTTCTCGCCTGTTTCTTTCGCTCTATAGCAAGTCGCGCAGCTATTACAAAGACGGCATTACAGTCACTAATCCAGAACGAACCGTTTTGAATGAACCCCATTTGTGCATTTTCGGCACTACAACTATTCATGGATACGCCAAGGCCATGAAAAAAGCTTCTATTAATTCCGGTGAACTTAGTCGTTTCGTGGTCATTAAAACGCCCGTGGATTTTCCCGAAGCTAACAATAGGTCATATGAATCTGATCCGCCAGAAAGTCTCGTATCGCGCTGGAGACAATTCGCACCAACTGGATGGGGAGCAGGAGCGCCGGACATTATAGAACAGGAAAAGATCATTGTAATCTGCGAAGACGTAGAACCAGAGTTGGCGGAACTGCAAAAAGAACAAGACGAAATGCAGAAACAATATCATTCCTCCGGGCTTGGCAACATCTGGATTAGGTATAGAGAAAATACAATTAAAATTGCTATGATCTTGGCCATTGCCCGTAACTGTAAAAACCCAAAATTGAATAAGAAAGACATTGAAACCGGAAAGAATATTACTCATTCAAGCCTGCAATTTATGATTAAATTTGCCTCAAATACAATGTATGATAGCGGATTTCAAAAGAATTGCGGTGAATTCATGGCCGCACTAGAGAAGGGCGCGAATACCCGCACCGAAATGATGAACGCATTAAAGATTAAAGCGCGTGACGTAGACGAAATCGAACGCGCATTAAAGGAAATGGGTAAAATTGATTACAGCGAAAAAGAGCGTCCAAAAAGGTATATTTTGAAATGACAGAAAAAGAATTAATATCTGAAAAACAGGTTCGATTAGTAGCCGCATATTCTGTGAGGATCATAGAAAGCTATTTAGCAGAAGTATGTGCTGCTTCTTATCCTCAACCGCCGGAATTAAGCCCTGCTTATGTATATTTTGATGCACATTACCAGAATATATTAAGAATGGTTAATGGCGAACATCCGAAAGATATTCTTGAATCTATGAAGAAAGACCCTTGACTTTAACTATTCCATCGTGATAAGCTTAAATTGAGGTGCAAAATGAATACAGCAGAACAAGCTTTCAATAAAAATCTTTCCGAGCTTTATAATGAACTGCAAGAGGCAGAAGCAGCTTCTAAACACGCAGCAAATCGTTTAAAATATGCCAAAAAAGCTGTTCTTGATTATTTCAAAGACGAAGCCGACGTACTTTATCGACAAAAACCGGAGCCATTTGGTGTAGTTAATATTACCGCTGGTAATTATAAATTCACAATCGACACTCCGAAGAAAGTCGAGTGGGATCAAAACGAACTCGCTAAACTTTATCTTGACGGATTCTTTGACATTGAAGTCGAATATAATATCAAGGAATCTGTTTACAAAGAAATGACGGACAATCTAAAAAAGTATTTCCAAAAAGCCCGAACCGTAAAGCCGGGTAGTCAAACTCTTAAAGTCGAGGTATTGTAATGGGTCTTAATACAATGAAAACCACGGGCAAACCACCGCGTATCCTTGTCTACGGTCCGCAAAAATCGGGCAAGAGTACATTCGGTTCTTTAGCAGACCGTCCTGTATTTGTGCAAATTGAAGACGGCCTTGATGGTATCTCTGTTGACGCTTTTACAAAAGCAACTTCCTTTGAAGAAGTCATGAAGAACCTTCAGAGCCTTGCGGAAGAAGAACACAACTTCGGTACGGTAGTTATCGACTCTCTGGACTGGTTGGAACCTCTGGTATGGAAAGAAACAATGAATCGCGTTCCTTACACTGAAAAAGGCAAGCGCGTTGAGAACATTGAAGACTACGGTTACGGTAAAGGTTTTTCTCACGCCATGGAAGTTTGGAAAGACTACATCGATGCGCTCGACTATCTCCGCTCTGAAAAGAACATGACGGTTATCCAGATTGCACACGCTCAAATCCGCAAGTTTGAAAACCCTGAGACTGATATTTATGATCGTTATGAGATTAAGCTCCAAAAAAGCGCAGGGGCTAAAATGATGGAACACTCTGATGTTATTCTTTTCCTCAACTACTATGTCGGAGTTAAGAAAGAGGATAAAGCAATGAGTAAGGAAGGTCGCAAGCGTGCCGTTGGCACTGGCGAGCGCGTGCTGTATACTGAAGAACGTCCTGCTTTCATGGCCGGAAACCGTTATTCCCTTCCGGCAGAAATTCCCTTTGATAAAGAGGGCAACTATTGGAATGTGATTGCTCAACATATTCCTTTCTTTAATGCACAACAAACAGATGGAGATAGAAAACATGGTTAGAATTGAAATTTCCGGGGAACAAGGCTCCGGAAGAGTAATTGTAATGGAAGTTATTGCACAAGAACTTATGAAAAAAGGATTTACTTTTGTTCTAGGAGAAGATGATATAGGAAATTATGAACTAAACGTAGATGCAAAAAATTATAAATTAATAGGAGTACAATAAACATGGCTAAATTGGGAATGACTTTTGATTCTAATGACGTACCAGAACTTGAAGATTTCTCTCCAGTGCCTCCCGGTCAATACACCGGAATGGTAGTGGGAAGTGAGATCAAAGAAACTTCAAGCGGTGGCGAAATGCTCGTTCTTGAAATTGATATTCAAGGCGGTGAATATTCTAATCGCAAGATTTTCGAGAACTTGAATATCAAGAATGACAATCAACAAGCGGTTGACATTGCTTTCCGCAAACTTGGCAATCTTTGCAAAGCGGTTGGCAAAGCAACCATTAAAGATAGCGAAGAACTCCATAACAAGCGTTTCCTTATGGAAGTAAGCGTTAAACCTCCTGCGCCCTACAAAGACAGAAAAACGGGCGAAGAAAGAATGAGCAAGGCTCGCAACGAAATTAAAAAATATCTGTCTGTAACTGGAACCAGTTCAGTTGAAGCGGCTACTGCTCCCTCATCAGCAGCCGAAGCTAAGCCTAGCGATTCTACTCCCCCTTGGAAGCGCAGTAAGGCTTAATGCTAGTATAGGGGTCAGTTTAGTTGTGCGTGTGTTGGAAACTGACCCCTATACCCTATCATTCTTTTCAGGAGAAATTTAATGTATATGAAAAACCTTCCTGACCCTGATTTTGTAAGCAAGATCAACAAAATGGTTAAAAAACACGATATTCAGTACGACAAAGAAAATAGGGTAGACGAAGTGATTTATGATCTCGCTTTTACCCTTAGTAAGTTGGAGCCGAAGTAATTGGTCAAAATCCCGGAAAGAATAGACCCGACACTTGCGGCTTTGAATGATGCGCTGGAAGCAGAGCAGGAACCTCGTTCGTCAAAGAACATAGGTTTTGGGCTTATAGGGCATGAATGTGAGAGACATATATGGTATACAATAAATTTGGATATGCCGGAGAAATTTAATGCAGACACTTTGCGGATATTTCGCAACGGGCACAATGACGAAAGCACAATGGCAGCTGATCTCAGGAAAATCGATGGTATTGTTCTGCACACGCATGACGCACAAAGAGAGGGGAAGCAATACAAACTTGATGCTCTCGAAGGCCGATTCACTGGAAGGCTGGATGGGGTTATTTTGGGGCTGAAACAGGCTCCTAATACTTGGCATATTTGGGAGCACAAGTCTGTAAATGAAAAAAAATTCAATGAATTGATAAAATTAGGAAGTCTAAAAGAATGGAATATAGTTTACTACGCGCAAGCCCAAAGCAATATGTACTATGCGGAACTAGATCGTCATTACATGACCGTCAGCACTCCGGGCTTGAGGCAAGTGACCAGCATAAGAACAGAGTTAGATGAAGACTATGCTAATTTTTTAACGCATAAAGCACAGAGAATAATTACGGCCAAGGAGCCACCAGAGCGAATAGGGGGCGCTGACTGGTATAAATGTAAATATTGCAGATTTCACGATATTTGTCACAACGGAGAAAACAAATGAAAATGTTCTTTACTTTTATTATCACACTCACTTTTATGATAACTGTAGCCATGATTTCTGCCCCGGCGCAGTCTCTCTCTCAGGAGCAGCCGAAACGGGAAATTGTAATTTACGGCGGAATTAATGACGCAATTGCCAACAGTATCGTACAGCAAATTCGCGCTTATAATAAAACAGGAAACGAGCAAATCGTATTGAAGTTGATATCTTCCCCCGGCGGAAGCGTTTATGCCGGATTGCAAATTTACGATGCTATGCAAGAAAGCGATGCTCCTATCAAGACCGTCTGTGAAAGCTATTGCATGAGCATGGCCGCAGTTCTTCTTACCGCTGGCGATGTGCGCGAGACAAGCCAAAACACCACGATCATGTATCATCAGCTTAGCATGGGTATAGGAGGGGGTAAATTAAACGATTTAATCAATGTAGTTGGAGAAGGGATAAGATTGCAAGGTGTCATAGATGAAATACTTTCCAAACACTCCGGCCTTGACGTAGGACAGATTCGTGAACTGGAAAGCGTGGATCGTTATCTTTCACCTCATACTGCCAAAGCACTCGGACTGATTGACGAGGTGCGTGAATATGCTGATAAGTGAGGGAACATGCGCTTAAAGAAACATAAATCTTTTTATACCATTAAAAATGCTGCAATGATACTTGATGCATCTGTTAAAGTAAAAGGAGTAATTTATTGTTTAATCGCAGTTGATCCAAGAGTAATTGACCATAAAAGTAAAACTTCAGGAATACCCAATTATTTTGCTTTTAATGGAAAAGAAATTATTTTCTATCCTGCTCCCGATAAAGCTTATGAAGCATCTGTAACTTATACAGAATATAAAGTAAAGTAATGAGTACGAGGGGCAGGAATGCAAAGTAGGGAAGAAGAATTAGCTGTAAGACGAGCGTGGTATCTCAAAAATAAAGATAAAGTTAATGCTCGTAAAAAGCATCTTAGAAAAACTTCTTAAAAGTCAAAAAAATAAGTGCATCAATTGTCTATGTGAATTATCCAAAGGTAATTTTCATGCAGATCATATAATGCCGCTTTCTTTAGGTGGTGAAAACACCTATAAAAACTTACAAATTTTATGTATTACTTGCAATCTCAAAAAGAATAAAAAAGACCCTATAATTTGGGCGCAGCAAAACGGAAGGCTTTTATAATGCTTATTCCGCACAAACACCAAGAAGATGCTATAAATGCGGTCTTCGATTATTTTAACGAAAACGATGGAAATCCAGTCGTAGTAGTACCCGTTGGCGGTGGCAAAAGTTTGTGCATAGCGGAGTTTATCAAGCGTGCTTGTGCAATTTATCCTTTCACTACATTCTGCGTAATTTCGCACGTTTCAGAACTTCTTACACAAGACGCGGAAGCCCTTGTGACTCAGTGGCCAGAAGCCAGTTACTGCTTCTATGCTCAGAAACTTGGTAAAAAGCAGTTCGATGCTCAAACTATTTTTGCTTCTATCCAAAGTATTTATAAAAAAGCTTATAAAATTCCCCATGCCATAGATATTATTGTTATTGACGAAGCTCACCTAATTAGTCCAGACGCTCAGACTATGTACCAAGCGTTTATAAAAGATATGAAAATTATAAATCCAAAGGTTAAAGTAGTCGGTTACACTGGTACTAATTTTAGAGCCACTGAAGGTCGGTTAACTGAAGGTGAAGGAAGATTATTTACTGATGTGGCTTATCAAATCCCCATGCTGTATTTGATTGAAAAAGGATTTCTTTGCCCTTTAGTTACACCTTCCACTAAAACCAAGATGTCCACCGAAGGCGTGAAATCAAGAAATGGCGATTATATAGAAAAACAATTACAGGCAGCGGTAGATATAGATCATATAACAAAAGCGTGCGTGGATGAGATTATTGAATATGGTACAGATCGAAAGAAATGGATTGTTTTTACAGCGGGTGTAAAACACTGTGAGAATGTGAGGAATGAAATTCGTTCTCGTGGAATATCTTGTGAAATGGTTACTGGTGAAACTTCACCTGTTGAAAGAAATCGGATTGTAGAAGAATACAAAAAAGGCGACTTACGCTGTCTCGTCAACGTAGGAGTATTCACTACCGGATTTAATAACCCGGCCATCGATCTCATGGCATTTATGCGTCCTACACGTAGCCCGGTTCTTTATCTGCAAATGGGCGGCAGGGGAATGCGCCTGTTTCCCGGTAAAACGGATTGTTACCTACTGGATTTCGGCGGAGTGATCGCAGAACTTGGGCCTATTGACCTTGTGGATGCCAAACGCGTTGAAGGCTCTGGCGATGGTGACGCACCTATTAAGATTTGTCCTGAGACTGGATGCGGTGCGGTCTGCTTTGCAGGGGTTAGAACGTGCCCGGATTGCGGTTACAAGTTCCCGGTGAATACCAAAGCCCTGAGCATGAAGCCTTCCAATGCCGCTGTATTATCTCACCAGATAGAGCCTGAGTGGTATGATGTAAGGTCTGTGAATTATATTCATCATGCCAAAGAAGGAAAGACACCTAGCTTGTGCGTAGCGTATAATACAATGTACGGCCCGTTTCGGGAATGGGTGTGTTACGAACACGCAGGCTTTGCGCGTGAGAAGGCGTGCCGCTGGCACAAGAAACGTTCAAATGAACCAGTTCCAAGGAAAGTGGAAGATGCTTTGAAGATCAGATTCAAAGAACCAAAGCGAATCTGTACTCGTAAAGCTGGAAAATACCATGAGATTATAGACTTTGATTTTGGAGAGAAAGCATGAATGAAATTATAAATAATACTCTAAATGATTTTGCACAAAAGAAAGAATCTTTGTTAAAAGAATGTTTACCAGATAAATTTGAACAAAGACATTTGCGTTGCGTTGTTTTACCGAATGACGTACTTATTTATAAATATCATAATGTTCCAGTTTTGGAAGTTCATCCTATGGAGTTTGAAGAACCCGAATACAAAGATGATAAAATCATCATGCGTGTTAATATGAATTTCCGGAAACTATAGGTGAACCATGACAATTAAACTCGAAACAGCCGTTGTCTACGATATAGAATGCTTCCCAAACTGCTTTACCCTCTCCGTTGAAACACTAAACAGCGATTTCAAAGAGACTTGGGAAATTAGCGAGTTCCGCGACAACCGCGTGCCGCTTTTGGAATTCTTCCGCTGGCTTAACCAAACCAAAGCCCTTATGATCGGATTCAACAATCTTGGATTTGACTATCCGGTGATAGATTATATCTATCGTAATCCTAATGCGACATATGAGCAAATCTATAACAAGGCAATGACTATCATTGATAGCGATGAACGCTTTGGTCATCAAATCTGGGTGCGCGATAGATTTGCTCCGCAACTTGACCTATTCAAAATCCACCATATGGACAACCGAGCTAAGTCTACCACTCTTAAAGCTTTGCAGATCAACATGCGAAGCGACTCCGTGGTTGATATGCCGGTAGAAGTCGGTACTAAGTTGACCAAGGAACAAATCAAAAACCTCCTGATCCCTTATAACCAGCATGACGTTTCTCAGACAAAGAACTTTGTCAAGCACAGTCTGGACGCGATCAACTTCCGCATTTCACTCATTGACCTCTTTGGAGTAGATGTTCTCAACTGGTCGGATACCAAGATCGGCTCAAAAATCATGGAGCAGCGACTTGGTGAAAAACTCTGCTTTGACACCAGCACCGGGCGCAAGCAGATGCGTCAAACCCCTCGTAGCCGCATTGAATTGGAGAAGATTATCTTTCCGTATATCCAATTCGAGGAACCGGAGTTTAAGCGCATTCATTCCTATCTCTGTTCTCAGGTTTTGACTTCTGATGAAATTGACGAGATCGGCAGCACCGCCAAGATTAAGACGAAGGGCGTGTTTACAGACCTCAAGGCCCGGATCGGCGGCATAGACTTCTATTTCGGCACTGGCGGCATTCACGGTAGCGTATCAGCACAGCGCGTAGAAGCCACAGATGATTATCTCATTCGAGATATTGACGTAGCCAGTCTGTATCCATCTATCGCCATTGTCAACCGCTTGGCCCCGGAACACCTTGGAGATCGTTTCGTGGAAGTCTACAGCGACCTTCCGGCAGAGCGCAAGAAGTGGCAGAAGGAAAAAGGCAAGAAATGCGTGGAAGCCAACACACTGAAGCTGGCCAGCAACGGCGTATATGGCAACAGCAACAACGCCTATAGCGTATTCTATGACCCACAGTTTACTATGTCGATTACCTTGAACGGCCAGCTAATGCTCTGCATGCTTGCGGAGCAGCTTTTAAAAGTTCCCACCATTCAATTAATAATGATTAATACGGACGGTATTACTTATAAAATCCATAAAGATTATTTAGAGCAAGTGCAAAAGGTTGAGAAAGACTGGGAAGCTTATACTGGTCTAAATCTGGAAAGTGTTTTCTATACTAGAATGTGGGTTAGGGACGTAAATTCTTACGTAAGCGAAAGTTTAGACGGTTCTCTTAAACTAAAGGGTGCGTTTTGGACCCCAGACGAGACAAACTACTTTGATTCTATCGCAGAAGCACAACCGGCTGGCTGGCACCGCGATCTTAGTAATATTATTTCAATTCGAGCAGCCGTAGCGGAAATGGTTCATGGCATCCCAGCAGAGCAATATATCCGAGACTGTAAAAACCCCTATGACTTCATGTGCCGGATCAAGGTTAAGAAATCAGACGACCTCAGATTGGCCGATACTTATATTCAGAAAACCTCCCGGTACTATGTAAGTACCGATGGGAATGAATTGGTTAAAGTAGCGCCCCCAACAGGAGCCATAGGCGCTTACAAAAAGAAGAATGGCGTGTCTGATGCTGAATACCACAAGGTCATGCAGGAAACAGGCGGGGAGTGGGATGCACGAGTTTGCACGAAGAACAAAAGCAAGTACGAAGTTCGCACAACGTCCATCGAGGCGGGTAATAAAGTTACAATCTGTAATAATGTTAGGGATTTCAGTTTTGAGAATATTAACTATGATTGGTACATTAACGAAGCCAAGAAGTTAATTATCTAATACCTCTTAAACCCCATAACGGACAATATCTCACCCATTAACACCCGAAAATCCCCATAACGGACAATATATTGTCCG